TCTTCTAACTTCTGCACGTTGTTCAAACCTGCAGCGATACCCTTGGAACCGCTTGTATCGTATGGATACAATGTGATCGAAGCACGACCATAGCAACCGCTATAAAACTCGCTGGTGTCAATGATTGGGTTCAAATCTTGGTCAACGATACCAGGCTTTTCGTTAGAGCTGGCGTTGATGAAGTAATGACCTGCGTATGCTGGATCATCCTTCTCTGCATCACCATCACGCAAACCGCCTTTAAGCATCTTAGGAACTGAGCCACCCCATACTGCAGCGTTAGCTGTCTTGGTGTCCTCAAATGCCTTCTTAAAACGATTTACAGTATCTGTATCTGATTTTGGGATCAGGATGGAAACAGAATACTTTAAAGTACCGTTAGGTGTCTCAGCTGGTTGGAAAACATTAGCATAAGAGAAACGTACTTTACCAGTTACAAACTTGGTCTTGATAGATTTTGATGCCATAATCTTTAATTCCTTTTTAAACATTAAGACTGGACTTCAGTTGGGGCCAGCCTGTCTACCCATACACATAATAATGCAAAAACTAACTACTTTTTTGTTTCACAATATGAAATAGTTTTTTCCGATAATAGTCGGCTAAAGTTTTTTCATTCTTGTTACGCATTTCATACAACATTTTTTGCTGCTCTTTTCTTACTTGCTCAGGCGTCATATAAAATTCCGTGGTTTTGAAGAGCTTGTTTCATTGCCAGGGCCCTAATAAAATCATGCAAGTATTCGGGCTCATGAATGATCTCAGGCTCGTCTGCTACAATATCCATGATCTCGTTAATCGAACCACGCAATTGACACAGTGCATCGTATTGTCCACTACCTGGTAAACCATCAAAATCTTTGGTATATTTATCTACTAAAAGGTCTGGTATTTCAAATTCTGAATCATAGTATTTTACCATCATTTTGCCACCATCACTAACCCCACGTTGCCCATCGCATACCCTAAAAACATGATGCCAGTACCGATACCGCCTTTGTAAAACTGATCGCAGGCCACGATAAAGTACACCACACCCATTGCTGCAATTAGCCAAGTACTCATGCAAAATCATCCTTGGCGTTTTCTTTGACACGCACCAGTTTTGGTTGTCCCTCTGGACGAATTACCAGGTCACCTAGCCATGCTGTGATCTGGCCCTTTGGTCCTAACTTTTCTAACGCGGCAATTGATTTGAGCTTAGGAGCCTCCCAAATAACTTGTGGGTCCATGCCCTTCTCAACCAAAACGGTGGCCGCTAAAGCGTTGTCAGCGATCTTACGGTGGGTTACTGTGGTAGAGAGTTTATAACCCGGCGGCACCACGTTTTCTTCAACCGCACGATTAAGTGCAAACTCTTCTACATCGTTAACCCAGGTACGTAAGTTTTGAGCTTTTACTAAAACTTCACTAATTTCTTCTTCGTCTAAAAGCGCTGGCGCTTTGAACTCCTGCTTAGCGAGTTCCGTATTGTAGTCGCTGCGAGCTCGGCATTGCGCTTTTGCACGGCAGAACTGGCACCACTCACCTGGGAGGAACTCACCTGCTCCAGACCAAGCCTTCTTTGCTTTTGGCTTGACAAAGTAATTTGCCCAATCGACAAGTTTAGCAACGGTAGTCCCATCAGTTGATATGCTGTCCAGGCGAGGCTGGTGGATCGTGTAGGATACCTCTTTAATATCGGGATACTCTTCTTTAAACTTAGACCATGCTCCGAGAGCGTATAATCGTAACTGGGTATTGTCAACCGCCGATACAGGAACTCCTTTGCCGAACTTGAGGTCGATGACACGAATGGAATGCTTAGAAAGGATGACCACATCCGCTGTACCAAAACCGTCGGGAACCCAATCGCTAAAATCAACTCTTTGCTCAAAGAGCGGAGTGTCTCCTTCGCCGATCTGAGAACGGACGTATAGTACGTAACTATCGACGTGAGCCTCGAAATCGTCGTTGTAGTAGGGTGTTGCTTTAATAATTTCTTCTTCACGCTGATACTCCTCTATTCCAATTTGATTGTAGTAGTGTCTTAATTTAGCCTCTGCCAGGGAATGGGCCATGGTACCTTCTTGACTGAAGTCAAAAGCGCCGTTGCCTTTCTTTGGTTCTGGGAGGGTTGCCTCAAGTTTAGCGCTGGGTGTACAGGATAGCCATCGTTTGGATCCTGATGCGCTGAGGAGTGCATGTGCGGTCATTTAAGTCTTTCATGTCTGTTTAAGGTATATATAATAATGCAAAAAAGGCACCCTTTTGGGATGCCTTTTTGGACAAAACTAAAAAAATATATTCTTAAGACTTAAGGGCGGTAATTAATTCACTAATTTCTTTATTAAAATCGACCACAACTTCTTGCTTAATATTTGCCTTGATTTCCCGGTTGTCTTTGTAGTCATCCGGATACTGGCCACGTAGGGCAATCTCTGCAACCCGGCTGTTAAAGCCCCGGTTGTCAATGTTTGCCAGCATCATGTTTTCCCAGTACGCTTGGCCATGAGTGGTTGCCAGGTCCATGGTTTCTGCAAAAAATGGATCGTCTTGTTTCCATTTAGCTGCAGTGGTTTTGCTGATGCCGATTGCGGCGTACATGGCTTTTTGAGATGCGCCTAGTTTACCGAGGTCTAAAACGACGTCTGCCATTTCCTTGGTAAATGCTTTTTTGTTTGGGGGTGACTTTTTAGCTACCACACTTCCACCTTTTTAAAGCTGCTGCTTTGCGTGTTGGTTTACCGTTCTCGTCTTTCATAGGGCCTTTTACGCCGCTCATACGAGCACAGAATGAGTCTTTACGTGCGCCGCCTTGCGGTTGTGGCGCTTTTAAATGGGAGCCGGTGGCTGCGTTATACTTAGCACGCCCTTTGGCTGTGAGTCCAGCGCCTTGTGACACCGGCAATTTTTCGCCACGACCTATGGCTAATGAAACACCGCCACCTTTTTTCATGGTTGCGGTTTTAGCGGACTCTTTAAATGCCTGTGCAGTTGGAGCGCCTTTGGCGCCCGGCTTGCGCATGTGCTCACCAGAACCGCGCTTGATGCGTTCCTGTTTGGCGTGAATGTTTGCGTATAAGCCGGGTTTAGTTGCCATAGTGCTCTTTTAGAATATTACAGTGGTGCCAGTTAAACGCTTGGCGATTTTGCCAAATTCGTTAACGCTGGTCTCGCTGATAAATTTGTTGATCTCAACCGCCGTATTGATAATATCTTCGACTGTTGGATACTTTGGGGCCGCCTCTTCGACTTTTTTGGATGTTTTGTTTAGCAATTCCCAGGTGGCTAAATTAGCCTCATGTTGCTTAACCAAAATGTCTTTGGCAGTGTTAAAAATAGAAAAGCGTAATTCAAATGGGGATACCATAGTTAATTCTCCTGTGTGTATTGTGTGTATGTGTGTATTGCCCGTTTTCTATGCTGGCAGCCGGGCAGCCAGTGACTTTCTTTACAGCCAATTAAGACGGAGCGTCTCACGACGTGTCCTATATATAATAATGCAAAGATTTGGTTAAATCCGCCCTACATGTCGTTTGGCACGATAATGGTCTTTTGCGGCTTTGGTTTATCGTCTGCCGCCCCATGTTCTTTGCGGTACTTAAGCGCCTCGTTTAAGAGCATCTTGGTCATTGCCATAGCTTTTTCCTGGTGCTCCAATTCTTCCTTGGCGCTGGTTTGTTTGGCCTTTTTTTCTACTTCTTTAATAATGTCATTACTGATGCCTGCATGCTTAAGCAGTTGCTTGAGGTTCATCTTTGTTGTCTCCCACTTTTAATGCAGCCTCTAAACTTTCTTTAGCTTTTTCAACCTGTGGAACAGCCTGGCGTTGAATTTCTCCAATAAAAGTTGCCAATGATATTGACGGGGCTTGGCTTGGTAAATTTAAAATATTAAGCAACTCATTAATTCTTTTAACTGGCAACTCAATTGTTACATTAAAATCGTCCAATAATTCTTTGACTTTGTCGGTCATTTTTTCTTACCTTTCTTTTTAGTTAAAATCTCAAACAGCTTATCATTATCCGTATGGGGCACTGCCTCGCCAATTTTTGTAAACTGGCCGTTCTTTAACATCACTTCAAAGCCATCCCATAAACGCTGGAACCGCATGTCTGTTAAATATTTAATTGCGTCAAGGCGGTTTGCTAATTCATCTTCGGTAAAGCCGCCCTCTGGTCTATCTAAGTGTTGGCGAATCAACTCTTCGATCTCTTCAACAACCCCCCATGCTTTCATAATGTCTTGCTCTAATTCAAATCGATCATATTGGCAAAATAATTTCATTTTGCCTTCCTTGCCTTCTTAACTGCTTTTTCAAACTCACCGTTGACAAAATACCACTTAGATAAAATTTCAATGCTTTTAACTGTCTCGGCGTAAGCAGCAGCATCATCTTCATGCAGGTGCCCTGGGTTTTTCTTTTCTACTTTAAGATCATTTGTTAAATAAACGTAATCTTTTACCAGCGCAGCCTGAATGATCATATCCACGCAATCATCATCAATTTCAATAATCATATTTTTTCTCCTGGTTTAAATAGTATGCACTGATATGCAGCTAATGTTACGTTAGGCCCAAACTTATTAGACACAAATTCTTTTTTGTACTCGTTACATTCTTTTTCTGATATGTAATCAGGGCTTGTCATAAAGCCACAAGTGCTCCCAACACAAATTACTGATACAAATAAAAATGCGTTCATTTTCCACACTCCGGATCTGCACCAGTTATTTTGGTGCGTTTAGCAATCTCACGATCAATGTACCAGCGGGCTTTTCGTAAGTCTTCTACTGCATCTAACTTCAAATCACAACGCCAGATATACTTTAGCGCGTTACCAAGATTAAAACCCATGTGCTCGGTGATCTGAATGCACTCAATGCCGCTTGGGTGTTCGGTGTAATGTTTAGGATGGTTTACCGGATCTTGCATGTCTCATCTCCCTAAGTTCTTTTTCCATAATCTGTAGCTCCTCGAAGCTGTCACAAACCCAGATCCCCAATAAATTTTCGTAGCGGCTAGTGTCGATGTCCTCCACACCGCTAAGCGTCTCCATAACATAATGTCCCTTGTATCTATGTTCTACAATAAAGTGACTCATAGCTTTAATTCCTTCTTAATAAATTCTACACCTTTGGCAAAATGATAACGCCAGTATTTCTCGGTCACACCTAAATCTGTGTAGTTTAAGCCGTCTAAAAATGATTCTAAAATGTATTGCTGTTTTGCTGGCATCTTATCAACAATTAAACGTTTAATGTCTAATATGTCTTCCGGATCCCATGGTAACCACCCCTCAACAACCAAAGTCGATATGTTATCGCTATCGTCTTGTTCAATCGGGTCAATGTCTTCGTCTGATAATCTTGGTGCAGTTGCGTTTACTTTGTGTTTGGTTTTTGTTCTCATATTCTATAATCAAAAATTGCTGCTGCGTAAATGTTACCCATGCCTGCTGCTAAACTTAACATCAAACCATCTGGTGCGTGTGTTGACTCT